GGGCAAAGTTGGGCTAGCGCAAAGGCCGATAGAATCAAGGCATTAGAAGACAGAAGCGCCGTGGATTTTGCGCGCCCCTATCCGAATGAGCACGCAGCACGGCTGACCGATCCCGATCAGTACGATTCGCTGCGGCGCGTCAACGATGAAGGCGGCCCTGGCATTGACTTCATCTACGGCATCAAGGAAGGCGAAAGCGAGATCCAGGCAATTCGGTTCAGCAGCGCGCGATACAGCCCATCAGAGGCGCGCGACTGGCTGGCTGAGCATGATTTCAGCCCCATCATGTTTGAAGATGCCACCGGCGACGGCGAGCGCGCAGAACCGGGTGAGCTGTCCGAAGGCGACTTTGTGCAATGGGACAGCAGCGGCGGCACCGCTCGCGGCCGCATCGAACATGTGATGCGTGAAGGCACGCTGGGCGTACCTGACACCGAGTTCAGCATTGACGCAACACCCGAAGATCCGGCTGCGCTGATCCGCATCTACCGCGAAGGCGATGAAGGATGGGAGCCGACTGAGGTGCTGGTGGGGCACAAGTTCTCCACGCTGACCAAGATCTCGGCGCTGCGCAGCTTGACTGGCAAATATCAGCGGGCAGAGCTGACCACGTTCGACGAAGTGCAGGATCGGATCTATGAGTTTCCGTTCAGCTCTGAGTTCCCCGTTGCGCGTTACTTCGGTAACGAGATCCTGAGCCACGAAGCGGATGCAGCCAATCTCAGCCGCTTGAACGATGGCGCGCCGTTGCTGTTCAACCACAACCCTGACAAGGTGATCGGCGTGGTTGAGCGGGCGTACATCGACGGCAAACGCCGTCGCGGTTATGCCCGTGTGCGGTTCAGCCGCAACGCTTTCGCGCAGGAGATCCTGAGCGATGTGAAGGACGGCGTTCTACGGAATGTGTCCTTCGGCTACTCCATCGACAAAATGGAAGAGCGAGGCAGCGGCGACTTTGTCGCAACTGCTTGGTCTCCTTATGAGATCAGCGTTGTCTCAGTGCCGGCTGACCCCGGTGTTGGGATCGGCCGATCTTTTGAGGCTGACACCCCTGCTGCTTCGGCAGCACCATCCCCTGATCCTGTTCCTTCAATGGAAAACGCCACCACTGATCTGGCCGTGGTGCAGGCCGAGGCCGCTCAGGCCGAACGCGCCCGCATTTCGGACATCACTGCCCTGTGTGACAAGCACGGCATGGCAGATCTGGGCCGGCAGCTGGTTGAGTCTGGTCGTTCGATCGACGAGGCTCGCGCTGCTGTGCTCGACAAGCTCAACATTCACCAGGAGCCCGTGACCATGCAGGCCGCCGACATTGGCCTCAGCGACAAGGAAAGCCGCAGCTTCTCCTTTATCCGCGCCATCAACTTCCTCGCCAACCCTACCGATCGCTCTGCCCGTGAGGCTGCAGCGTTCGAGATCGAAGCATCTGAAGCTGCTGCTGCAAAGCTCGGCCGTCAGTCCCGCGGCATCACCATTCCCCAAGAGGTGCTGCGTCGTGATTTGAACGTCGGCGCTGCTACCGCCGGCGGCAACCTGGTCGCTACCGATCTGGATGCCGGCAGCTTCATCGATCTGCTGCGCAACGCTTCCGCCCTGGATCAAGCTGGCGCCACCGTGCTGACCGGCCTGACCGGCAACGTCGCCATCCCCCGCCAGTCGGGTGCTGCCACTGCCTACTGGGTGGCTGAGAGCGGTTCTCCCACCGAGAGCCAGCAGACCGTGGATCAGGTCAGCCTGACCCCCCGCACCTGCGCTGCTTACACCGACTACAGCCGCCGACTGATGATTCAGTCGAGCATCGACGTTGAGAACATGGTCCGCAACGACCTGGCTCGCGTGATCGCGCTGAAGATCGACTATGCCGGTCTCTATGGCACCGGCGCCAGCAGTGAACCCCTCGGCCTCAAGAACACCACCGGGATCGGCACCGAGGACTTCGCCGCCGACACCCCGACATTCGCTGAAGTGGTCGCGCTTGAGAGCGACGTGGCAACCGCCAACGCACTCATGGGCAGCCCTGTCTACCTGATGAACGCCACCATGCGTGGCGGTCTGAAGACCAAAGCCAAGGATGCAGGCTCTGGCCTGTTCGTCATGGAAGGCAACGAGGTCAACGGCTACCGCGGCGTGCTGTCCAACCAGGTGGCATCTGGCGATCTGTGGTTCGGCAACTTCGCTGACCTGATCATCGGCTACTTCTCGGGCCTTGACCTGATGGTTGACCCCTACACCCACAGCACCTCTGGCACTGTCCGTGTGGTGGCCATGCAGGATGTGGACATTGCCGTCCGCCATCCTGAGTCCTTCAGCCGCGGCAACAACACCCTCTGATCATGTTGATCAAGGTCCTACGGCAAACAGTGCTGGCGGGGCAGGTGGTCAGAATCGGGGATGTTCTTGAGGCATCCCCCTCTGATGCCAAGATCCTGATCGGCATTGGCAAAGCTGTGGAGGCCATCGAAGCGGTGGCCGATATGGTTCAGGAGAATCCTGAGCCGACCCGCAAACCAACAACCCCCAGACGGAGGGCTAAGTCATGACCATTCACAATCTTGGGTCGAAGACCACAATCCTCGGGCTTCTGCGCAATGACGTTCTGGCTGCCACTGGCACCGGTTCCGCCATTGACCTGCAGGGCTACGAAGGCGACATGGCTGTCCTGCTGGACGCCGAAGCCGGCGGCGCTGGCATCACCTACGCCGTCAAGCTGACCGAATCCGACACCTCGGGCGGCACCTACACCGACGTGAGCGGTGGCGCATTCACCACCACCACGGCCAACACTGCATCACTGCAGAAGATCTACGTCAACGTGACCAACCTGAAGCGTTACGTCAAGGTCTCCGCAACCGTTGCAGGTGGCACTGGCGCTGGTGCTGTTGCAGTGATCGGCCTGGCTTCGGCTAAGTACAGCTGATGGCCTTTACGGAGGATCTCGGCATCTTCCTGGCGGACTTCGGCGTCAGCTGCACAGCTGGCGCCGTTACCGCTTTGGGCATCCTTGACATGCCCAGTCAGGTGCTGGCCAGCGGCATGGTGCTCAGCACTGATTACACATTGACAGCCAAGGCTTCTGATTTCGGCACCCTCACCCGCGGCAGCTCGATCACAGTTGATGCTGTGGCTTACACGGTGCGGGAGGTGATGCTGATGGATGACGGACAGATCGTTCAACTCGGACTGCAGAAGACATGAGCACGATCCTGGGCGGCAACGCAGATCGACCGCAAAACATCCACACATTCGAGGCGATCACCGGCACGACTGGTTCAAGCGCATCGATCGAGTGCGATGGCACGGTGATCACCACTTTCGACAAGATCGCCGGTGGCCAGATCACCTATCACCTGCAAGGGTCGATGAACGGCACCGACTGGGCAAACATGGACGAGGCCAAGACCAAGGACGTCGGCAACTACATCCACACCTACTACGGCTACGCGGTGCGGTACCTGCGGCTGGACGTGACCGCCAGCGCTGCCGGCCGTAGCATCACGATGACGGTCTGCTGCGATTCATGACAACCCGCCGCGAGACGATCCTGGCAGCCGTTGCGTCAACGCTCGCTGGCACCACCGGTGTGAGCACGCGGATTTATCGCAGCCGCGTCGAGCCGCTCACCAGAGGCGAAAGCCCGGCGCTGGTGATCGAACCCATCAGCGACACCGTTGAACAGCTCACTAGCCTGCCGATGCTGGACTGGTCGTTGACGGTGCGCATCGCCGTGATCGTTCGAGGCAACATCCCCGACCAGCTGGCAGATCCCACCGTTGAGAGCCTGCACTCCAAGCTGATGGCAGATCTGACCCTGGGCGGCTACGCGATCGACATCCAGCCGCAGTCAGTCAACTTTGAAATGGTCGAGGCGGATCAACCTGCAGGCGTCATCGCCTGCGACTACCTGATCAGGTATCGCACCACTGTCGCTAATCTGGCCACAGCGTAGTGGCTACGATGGTGGACGAATACCACGGCCAGGGCGGCTCGTACGCGCTGGATCCGAAGACCGGCAAACGCAAGCTCATCGAGCGGACAGAGCCGGCGCAAAACCCCAGCCTTGAGGTATTGACCAATGCCGCTCCTGACCCGCAAACGCCTGATCCTGGCGAAAGCTGAATCGACCTACGGCACCGACAGCACCCCTGCCGGCTCTGACGCGGTGCTGGTGCGCGATCTGAGCATCACGCCACAGCAAAGCGAGACGGTCGATCGGCAGCTGATCCGTCCGTATCTGGGCGCGTCACAGCAGCTGCTGGCGAATACCCGCGTTGAAGTGACCTTTCAGGTTGAGCTGGCCGGCTCGGGCACCGCTGGCACCGCCCCGCGGTTCGGGTCAATCCTCAAGGCGTGCGGCTTCAGCGAGACGGTCGTTGCATCCACAAGCGTCACCTATGCGCCTGTCAGCAGCAGCTTCAGTTCAGTCACGCTCTACTACAACGTCGATGGCGTGCTGCACAAGGTGACCGGCTGCCGCGGCACCTTCACGATCAATGGCACCGTTGGTGAGATCCCCTACATCGAGTTCACGATGACGGGCATCTACAACGCGCCGACCGATACCGCTGCACCCAGTACGACCTACAGCAACCAAGCCTCGCCTCTGGTGTTCAAGCAGGGCAACACCAGCAGCTTCCAGCTGTTGAGCTATGCCGGCTGCCTGCAGTCGGTTGAACTGAGCATCGGCAACGAGGTTGCCTATCGCGAGCTGGTGAACTGCACCAAAGAGGTGCTGATCACCAGCCGGGCCGTTACTGGCACGCTCATGATCGAAGCGGTGACCATTGCGACGAAGGATTATTTCGCCGCAGCACTGACCGACAGCACGCTGGGCAACCTGCAGTTCACCCATGGCACCACTGCCGGTAACCGCGTCGTCGTCAGCAGCTCGACGATCGACATCGGTGATGTGAGCTACGACGATTCCGATGGGATCCAGATGCTGTCGATTCCTGTTGTTGCAGTTCCCGGCAGCTCAGGCAATGATGAGATCAGCATCGCGTTCACCTGATCGATCTGCATGGCCTTTGTCCTGAAGCAATCCGTCACCTACTCATGGCCGGTACCCTTCCGGGTGCCGACCGATGGCGGTAAGTACGACAAGCAGTCATTTGACGCTGAGTTCAAGCGGCTGCCGCAGACACGGATCAACGAGATTCAGGCTGAGGTGCAGGCTCGGATCAAGGCTGCTGAACGTGGCGAGGCGTTCGAGTCCGACATCTCGGACATCTCGATCGCTGATGAGGTGCTTGCCGGATGGGCCGGGGTGGTTGATGACGAAGGCGAAGAGGTGGCGTTTACGGCCGCCAGCAAGGCGCAACTGCTCAACATCCCAGGCCTGGCCGGGTCAATCATCGAAGCGTATTTCGAGAGCGTCTCAGGCCGCAAAGCAAAAAACTGATCGAGGCTGCGCGGCACTGGCTGACTGGTGGCGTGATCGACCAGTCAGCTGATGACGCTGCAGCCTTCGGGATTGACATCGGAGAGCCGGCGCCGCCTGAGCATTTCGAGGTTGAGCCTGACGCGTGGGATGCGGTGCAGATGTTCCTCCGCTGCCAGACGCAATGGCGCACCGGGCCTGGCGGCGTGATCGGCCTTGATTATCTGGCGCTTGAGATGGCGTTTAGACTGTATGGAGCATCGGATCCTGCCGCCATGTTGGAGGACATCCAAG